GACCGAGCCGGCTGCAGTTCACAGCCTGCACCGTATTCCGCATAGTCTCACTGGAATGTGGTGCGCGGGGGGGGCGATACGAACGACAAGCAATTTCAATCACTTATGCGTCATTCGCGGGAAATTCGCGGGACTCGAAGTCTCAACCCAGCGCATACGTAATCCGCCATTATATCCAGCTGAACCACGGCAAACCCCGCACAACAAGCCTAGCGCACGTTTTTTGCCCCAGGAATGCCCTAAAACGCACCAGACGCCATCAAAACCCGTCGGGATTCAATTCGCCCCACCCGCCACCCACAGCCCCCTGGCGCGCGTTTTCAGCGAAACCGGCAGCACCGTCGAAATCGACACACGAAGCGGGCGGGCGAGGCGGGGTCTCGAGCGCGCGCTGAGGGGGCTGAGCAGGTGCCGCGATATGTCTTGCGCACAGTGTGTTACAGCCCATATACTGTATGCGCATACAGTATTGAGCAGGTGACCATGCCTACAGAGAGCAAGCACAAGATCCAGAAAGAGATTGATCAGGCCAGTGAGCGCGTTGGCGCGTTGTGTGAGCTTCTTGAAGCAGCGCAGCACAACAAGGTGAGTGCGTCCTGCATCCACTCCATCCTTAAACCGATCGCGCGACAGCTGGACCACGCTGCAGGCGCGATTGCCGACGCTTCGCTGAACCACCAGTAGCCAGGCCCATACAAGCAAAAGCCCCGCATTGCGGGGCTTTTGTTTTGGCGGAGGCTGCTGCTTACTTCAGCTCTTGCGCCTGGGGCTCGTCCACTCCGGGCAACCTGTAGGTGTCAAACCGGCAGATCTCTTCCCCCGCGAAATCGTTGATCGCCGCGGCAAGGTGGGTCTGCAGGGGCTGGATCTCGTTGCGGGCAAACACCCGGGCCGCGTTGACCACGTTACCAAAGCCCGCCGCATTGCCGGGCACCACACCGATCAGCTCCGGCGGCACCCGGTGCGCGGCCTGTTGGTCATCGCGGCTGACGTTCTTGATGTTCAGGAATTCGTCTTTGGCCGTCGCCTCTCCGATGGGGATCAGCTTGATGCCGTCCTTCTCCCCTTTCGGACTGTGAAAAAACAGGTTGCGGAAGTTGCCGATCCCCTTGCTGCTCTTGAGGGCGGCGCGCAGGCTGTCCACGTCGGCCTGGTTGGGGCTGGGGTCGGTCATGTACAGGACTGCTGCTGACGCTGGGCGAAGAGGCGCGCGACGAGCTACAAGCCTACGACCACCTGCAGGGATGGGAGCGTGCTGAAGAGCAACTGGCCACCTAAGCCGGTCACATGGCCGCCCCAAAGCCCGCCTCGCGCGGGCTTTTTGCTGTAGCCACCGCCGCTACATGTGCGCGCGCTGGCGTGCGCGAGGGGACTTGGCACCCTTGAGGGGTCGCCAACTTCACCCACCCAGCGCCCATGTCTACCGAATACCACCATGGTGTGCGCGTCCTCGAATTGACCGAGGGCATGCGCACCATCCGCACCGTCTCCACGGCGATCATCGGCTTGGTTGCAACCGCATCCGATGCCGATGCGGCCACCTTCCCGCTGAACAAGCCTGTGCTGATCACCCATGCCCGCAATGCCATCGCCAAGGCGGGCAAGCTGGGCACCCTGGCCACCTCGCTGGACGCGATTGCCGAGCAGTGCCTGCCCATCTGCGTGGTGGTCCGGGTGCCCGATGGCGAAGGCGCCACCAACGAAGAAAAAGCCGCCAGCCTGACCAGCCATGTGATCGGCGGTGTGGCCGAGGACGGCAGCTACACCGGCATGAAGGCCCTGCTGGCAGCCCAGGGCAAGCTGGGCGTCAAGCCCCGCATCCTGGGTGCCCCCGGCCTGTCCACCCAACCTGTGGCCACCGCCCTGGCCACGCTGGGCGAGCAACTGCGCGCCATGGCCTACTGCGGCACCTACAAGGACACCGTGGGCGATGCCATCCTGTACCGCGGCGAGTTCGGCAAGCGTGAGCTGATGCTGATCCATGGCGACTTCCGGCGCTGGGACACCGTGGCCAATGCCACCGTGGACGCCTGGTCCGAGGCCTATGCCCTGGGCCTGCGCGCCAAGATCGACCTGGACCAAGGCTGGCACAAGACCCTGTCCAACGTGGCTGTCAACGGAGTGACCGGCATCAACAAAGACATCTACTGGGATCTGCAGAACCCCGCCACCGATGCCGGCCTGCTCAACGCGGCCGACGTCACCACACTGATCAACAAGGACGGCTACCGCTTCTGGGGTAGCCGCACCTGCAGCGACGAGCCCCTGTTCAGCTTTGAATCGGCCGTGCGCACCGCCCATGTGCTGGCCGACAGCATTGCCGATGCCCACATGTGGGCCGTCGACAAGCCCCTGCACCCCAGCCTGATCAAGGACATCCTGGAAGGCGTCAACGCCAAGATGCGCGAGCTGACCGCCGGCGGCTACCTGCTGGGCGGCCAAGCCTGGTTCGACGCTGCGGCCAACGAAGCGGCCACGCTCAAGGAGGGGCAGTCCTTCATCGACTACGACTACACCCCCGTGCCGCCGCTGGAAAACATCAACTTCCGCCAGCGCATCACCGACCGCTACTTCGCAGACTTCGCCACCCGCGTGCAAAGCGGCGGCTAAGCCCAGGCATTCAATTTCAGGAGCAACCACATGGGTATGCCATCCAAACTCAAAAACTTTGCCCTCTTCGTCGACGGCGTCAGCTGGGCTGGTGAAGTGCCCGAACTCACACCCCCCAAGCTCACCCGCAAGATGGAAGAGTTCCGCGCCGGCGGCATGCGCACCCCGGTCAAGGTGGATCTGGGCACCGAAGCCCTGGAGCTGGAAGTCACCGCCGGCGGCTGGATGAAAGACGCCCTCAAGCAGTGGGGCGCCACCGGCATCGGCGCCGTGCCCTTGCGCTTTGCCGGCGCTGTGCAGAACGACGACACCGGCGAATGGAGCAAGGTCGAGATCTTCATGCGTGGCCGCTGGGAAGAGCTGGACATGGGCTCCGCCAAGGCCGGCGACGACACCGAATTCAAAGCCAAGGCCACGCTGAGCTACTACCGCCTGGTCTGGGACGACGAAGACCTGATCGAGATTGATGCCACCGGCCTGATTGAAAAGATCGGCGGCGTCGACCTGACTGAGAAGGTGCGCCAGATCCTGGGCATCTAAGCACCCGCCCTTCCACCGCCCAGGGGCTGAAACCCCTGGCCCTCCCATCCATTCACCTCAACCAACCTCACTGCTATGCAAACACCCGACACCGAACACACCACCACCGACAAGCCCACCGGCGACATCGTCACCGTCACCCTGGATACCCCCATCGCCCGCGCTGGCGGCAAGCAGATCACCGAAGTCACCCTGCGCAAACCCCTGGCCGGCGCCCTGCGCGGCGTGGCCATGGGTGACCTGGTGGCCTGCAAGTACGACGCCGTCGCCCAGGTGCTGCCCCGCGTGTCCACCCCCATGCTGCTCAAGCAGGACATCGAGAACATGGACCCGGCGGATCTGTTCAAGCTGGGCGGCGAGGTGGTGGGTTTTTTGTTGACCAAGGAACAAAAGGCCTTCATCCCTCAGTAGACATCACCCAGGTGATGGCAGAGGTGGCCTATTTCTTCCACTGGCCCCTCTGCAGCATGGATGCCATGCCCCTGGAAGAACTGCTGGACTGGCGCGAACGTGCCGTAGGCATCCACAACCGCATCAACGCCCCGGAAAGCTGATCCCCATGGCTGATAAAAACTTGCGCTTGCGCGTCATGCTGGAGTTGGCAGACAAGGCGCTGGGCCCGCTCAAACGCATCAGCCAGGGCAGCAACGAAACCGTCAACACCCTCAAGGCCGCACGCGACCAGCTCAAGCAGCTGCAGGCGGTCCAAGGGGATGTGACCTCGTTTCGCACAATGAAAACATCCCTTGGCGAGACCGAAGCCAAGCTCAAGTCGGCCCGCGACAACGTGCGCCAGTTGGCGGCCAGCCATGCACTGGCAGGCCCACCCACCAAGCAAATGGAAGCTGCTATGAAAGCCGCCCGCAATGAGGCGGCCCAGCTTGGCGAAAAATTCAAATCACAGCAGCAAAACCTGCAGCGCATGCGCGACAAGCTCAGCGCCGCCGGCATCAGCACCAGCAACCTGGCGACCCACGACAAGCAACTGCGCGCCAGCATTGCCGCCACCACCCTGGACATCACCCAGCAAACCCAGGCCCTCAAAGCCCAGGGCGACATGCAGCGCCGCGCGTCCAGCCTGAAGGCCGCCCAAAACACCAACGTGGGCAACCGGGCCCAGGCCCGCGGGGCCCTGCTGGACGGTGTGGCCCTGGCTGCCACCCTGGGCGCCCCCATCAAGATGGCCATGGACTGGGAACAGCGCATGGCCGAGCTGAACAAGGTGGCCAACAAAACCCCGCATGAGCTGAACGCGATTGCGGCCGCCGCCCAGCAGCTGGCCGTGGAAACCGGTGTGGCCCGCGAAGAAATCATCGGCACCTACATCGCCGCCAGCCAGGCTGGCTTTGCCGAAAGCGAGTGGGCGCAGTTTGCCGAGGTCTCCGCCAAGATGGGGGTGGCCTTTGACACCACGGGCGAGAAAGCGGGCGAGATGCTCAAGGCCTGGCGCAGTGGCATGGGGCTGAGCATGGACCAGGCCGCCGCCCTGGCCGGCACGGTCAACCACATCGCCAACAGCATGAACGCCACCGCCATGGACATTGGCGGCGTGCTGCAGCGCCAGGGCGCCTACCTGTCCGCCATGGGGCTGACGCAAACCCAGTCCGCCGCCCTGGCTGCCACCATGCTTTCCGGCGGTGCCACCGAAGAAATCGCCGCCACGGCCAGCAAGAACTTCATGAAGGCCCTGACCGTGGGCTTTGCCGCCAGCAAAAGCCAGCTGGAAGTGTTTGACATGCTCAAGCTCAACCCCGAAAAGCTGGCCAAGCAAATGCAAAAGGCCCCGGAGCAGGCCATCGTGGACGTGATGCAGCGCCTGCAAAAGCTGGCCCCCGACCAACTGGCACCGGCCATGAAGATGCTGTTTGGTGATGAATCCATCGGCCCGGCCGCGCAAATCGTCAAGAGTGTGGACGGCCTGGTGGCCGCGTTCGAGATGGCCGGCGACACCGCCAAGACCATGGGCAGTCTGCAGGCCGAGTTCGACAGCATGGGCAACACCACCCAGCATCAGATGAAGAAAGCGGGCGAAGGCGTCAAGGTGGTCACCACCGCCCTGGGCGCCGGCCTGCTGCCCTCCATCAATGCGAGCCTGGCCGCGTTCGCGCCCATGGCCCTGGGCGTGGGCCAGTGGATGCGAGCCAACCAGGGGCTGGTGACCACCGTGGTGGCCATCATTGCGGCGCTTATGGCCTTCAAGATCGGCGCCATCGCAGTGGCCTACATCTTCACTTTCCTCAAGGGGGCCTGGCTGGCCGGCCAGGCCGTGCTGCTGACCCTGCGCACCGCCTGGATGCTGCACACCGGCGCCCTGGTGGCGGGCACGGCCGCCAGCCGCACCGCCGTTGTGGTCAGCAAGGCGCTGACCGCGGCGCAGTGGCTGTTCAACGCCGCCATCGGCGCCAACCCCATCGGC